GTTTTTAGGGGTGGAGGAATTACCCCATACTGAACAAAAAAACCGCATGGTGAATACCTATGTTTTACGACCATTTGCGTTTGATCACGAAATTGGTTTCGTGATCAAATAATCTTCGCTCTTAGTCCACGGAAACGCGTTTGCCTGAACTAAGAACGCTCCTTAGTTCACGATACTGGACTTAGTTAATCTTTGATTATTATCTAGCTACTCAAAGGATATTTAGACTCTTTTATCCTACCCTGTTTTACCCTAAAATGAGTTTTAAGGGGTAGTTTTGAGTATTATCTAGTAGTATTGGATTTTGTTTGAAATAGCTATAAAACAAGGCGTTTCGTAGTGTTTTAAGACAAAAATAATTTTACTCGTAAAATGGCTCGTATTCATAATTTCGCTAACTGTAAAGTTAAATCCTCTTACAACCACAAGTCATAAGTCCTTTACTGCCAACTGCTTACACCTTTTATTTTTCACTTCTTTTCAGTCTGAAAGTAATTCTAGGGTACAAATTACCCTACTTTTACCCTGCTGACCTACTTCCGACTCATATCCTAGAATAACTTACAGAGTTATTAAAAACACTCAAGAAAAATCTAAGGAGGATTATTCATGAAGAAGTTGCCACAGATGCACCACCACCGCGCATCAGACAAAGCAAGAGTTTATTTCAAAGGCAAGCATATCTACCTTGGCGAATGGGGTTCACCAGCAGCTCAAATTGCGTATCAGAATTTCCTGCGCCAAATCAACGAAATATCGGCTCCAATAATGAAGGGCGGCGGTCTGCCGGTTTGCGTGGCGGTTGGCAAGTTTCTCGACCATGCCAAGGAATATTACGCTGGCGGTCACGAAGTAGAAAATCTGAGGTCAACGCTCCGAGTTTTTATCGAATATTATGAGTGGCAACCGATTACCGAAATCGGCCCTTTAAAAATAATGGACATGATGCAGTCAATGGCAAAGCAGGAGGTAAGCAGATACCGGATTAATCGCCTGTTGAGCCACATTAAAAGGCTAATGGATTGGCTGGTATCAAGGGAGTTGATCGGCTCGGAGAAGCTGGCAGCAATCAAAAGCGTTAAAAGCCTGAAGGCTGGTAGGACGGCAGCAAAGGAGTTGCCACCGGTTCCAGCGGTTCCGATTGAAGTTGTGGAGCAAACTTTAAAGGCGATTCGAAAGCCTCTTTGCGACATGATCCAGATACAGCTATTAACGGCTATGCGACCAAATGAAGTTTGTGGCTTAAGCTTTGCCGAGATTGATCAGGCTAAAGCCGTTTGGATTTATTCGCCTGCAAAGCACAAGACCAGCTACCGAGGCCACAAACGGCAAATATTAATAGGGCCAGAGGCGCAGGCACTTCTTAGGCCTTATTCGTTTTTGCCAAGAGATAAGCCTATTTTCTACACAACTAAAGCCGAGCCTTTTGACGCTGGCACCTACGGCCGCGCCATTTTGGAGCATAACAAATCTAATGGAATCACGCACTGGATGCCAAACCAGCTCCGCCACGCAGCAGCGACCAGGCTCGTAAAGGAGTTTGGCTGGCAGGCAGCCAGGATAATATTAGGTCATAAGAGTTTCAACATTACCGCAATTTATGCCGAGGAGAATTTGGAGAAAACAGCGGAGATTATTGGTAGGATTGGATAAATAATTGACGCTAAAAATCTTAGGACATTTCAGGACAAGTAACTACTTGTCCTAAGAATCTTTAAATGTCCGCAGTTTTATAGGCTTTTTTGAAAGTGGCAAATAAGCTAATTGACTCAAAGTGGCGCAAAGTGACTCAAAAACGGAAGCACTCAGACGAATAATTAATGAGGCGTTTGAAAAGAAATAACGCATAGATTAGACAAAGGCCGCAGGCATTACGCTTGCGGCCTTTTTTTTGTAACCAATTGTAACGGTTACAAATAATTACTTGACATCTAATCCTGCCTTGGCCTGCCTTTGCCCTTGCGATTCTCCGCCTTCGCCAGTTCGGATTTTGGAATAATCCAGAAGCCTCCAAGGCGCTCGCTGGTGATTGTACCAGCTTTAATTAATGCGTGAACACCTTGCGCCGTAAGGCCAAGCTTGTCTGCAAATTCTTTGACTGAGTAATAATCGTCCACGATTTAATCCTCCTGATTAATAATCATTGTAGCAAGTTTTTACCAAAAGTAAAAATATTAGGAAAAGTTTAAAGAATTAGTATTGACTAGTATTTCGGAAAAGTTTAAACATTTAATTGTTGAGAGAAATTCAGATTTCCAACCTTGCAGTTTTCCTACCGCGACTTACATTAGGTGAAAGGATGTACACTAATGACAAACACACCAAGCAATCTTGAAGCACTTCAGAAGATCCGCCAGAAACTTTATTTAGCAGCGGCCCTTGCGCTAAAAAATAACATCGATTTATCCGGTGAGCTATTCCGGATCTTCGGAAATGAGTCACCAGTGAGGCCAAGCAAAGGCCAAAACAAAACATCAATTAAAAAACTTTCAAAGCGAGAGCAGTTAATTTTAGACACAATTCCAACGACTGGCGAACCAATCACCATAAACGAATTGCTTGATAAATTAAAGAATAAAAGCGATACTAGATGTAGCAAAGGAACGCTAACGATTTGCGTTAAGATTCTTCGCACTTTGGAGCTAATTAGCTACACCGGCAGCGAGTCAGGCAAGAATGGATATCTAGTGAAAAATGGAATTATTGACGCTTAAAAAGTTTGCCGGTAATGTCATGCGAAATAAGCAGGGACTTTTATACGCTTACTACTTCCAACGCATCTCCGAGACTATGAAAAAATTTATTGCAGGCGAAATCCAAACACCACTATCAGACGCACCGAGTGCAATAGTGGCTATCTCAGGGTGCAGCCTGCCAGCAGCAGTATTCCGAGAACGAGCCAACGGAGACTTTCCAATGGATTCTTTACTTATTACTGGCATCTTCGAAAAGGATTTGAATAAAGCCTTTAACGCAGTAATTAACTTGGACTTCGACACTATCGATGAGAAAAAAGGCATACCGGTATTAATCGTTTACCGTGGCGGAGCTGTTGTCAGGCATCTCGATTTTGACATCTCAGCAGAAGGCTTTGAAGACTTTTACAGTGCTTTAAAGGCAGACCACCAAGAAGACCAAATCAACGAAATGGTCGAAGCTTTTCGAGCTTTCATGTTAATTAAAGATAAGTCAGGTCTTTAGATAATAATCTTGAGATTAATCTTATTTTGACTCTATGAACTTTTAAACTCCGTGATTAAATGAACTACATGAAGACAACTAATTACAACTTGTTACTGCCCTTGAGAAAGTTTCAAACGGCAATACTAGGATCACGAAGTCCTGACGGAGCATCATTAGAATGGCTTCGCAGGATGTGCCGAGCAAGACAGCTCCGCGCTGTCAAGGTTTCTAGCGACTGGTTCACGACTTCGGTATGGGTCGATGAATTCAATCGCGCAAGGATTGGCGAGCCATCGGCTCGCACTAAGTCAACAAAATAGGTTTCATCGGTATAGTTGCGCTGGTAAGCCTGGCGTAAGTAGCACACTGCCGGCGGCTCGTTGTCGCGAGATGTGAAGCCTATTTTGTTGTTTTTATGTCATCAAGGAGGATAGAAAATGTTGGTATTTACACGCAAGTTGCACCAATCTTTTACCGTTGGAAATTCAACGATTACCATTGTTGCGCTGTCAAACGGAAAGGTTTCCGTAGGCATCACCGCACCGCCAGATGTAAAAATCTTGCGAACTGAACTTCAACAAAAGGAGGTCTTAGAGCCATGCAAAGTATAGAAGAAATCGTGGCAGAAGCGGTAGAAAAGAAGCGTATCCAAGACGCAGAGCATGAAAGGAAATGCCAAGAATGTGCAGACGCATTCATTGCATCATTGCAACCAGCAATTGCGCAGTGTCTTGTTGACCGATCAAATCATCCTTCATGGATTTGGTTTGATTTTAAACTTCCTACCGGAGAGAAGTTTCAAGCCGAAGTTAACCTTTATTATTCAGAATCAAAGGGCGTTCAATGGAGGCCTTATGTTTTTAATCCAATCATGGGCTGGATGGAATACGGACGCAGATACCAAAGCTATTCCGAGGTAATCGCACAAGCAATAGACGCAAACAATTTAAAAAACTTTTTAGCATCAAAGGAGATTAAGATATGAATTTTGAATTTAAAAAAGCACAGGTTTCCAATCGCAAGCTTCGCCTTGCCATCCTTGGCCCGTCAGGCTCTGGAAAAACTTACACCAGCTTATTGTTGGCGCAAGGCATTGGCCAGCCAGTGGCTTTGATCGATACCGAACACGGCAGCGCAGAGATGTACGCTAACGAGTTTGAGTTTTCAACTTTGGCGCTCAAGGATTTTCATCCTAATAACTATGTTGAAGCGATTGCCTCCGCAGTCAAAAGCGGATTTAAAACAATCGTTGTGGACTCTTTATCTCATGCGTGGACAGGCAAAGGTGGCGCGCTGGAGCTGGTCGATCAAGAACAATCCAGAGGTAAAGGTAATTCTTTTACTGCCTGGAGGAATGTTACACCGCTTCACAACCGGCTCGTTGAATCCATCGTAGGCGCGGGAGCGCACATTATTTGCACGATGCGAACAAAAACGGATTATGTCATGGACAAGGACAAAAACGGCTCCACGCAGATTAAAAAGGTAGGGCTTGCTGCTATCCAGCGCGATGGCATGGAATACGAGTTTGATTTTGTAGGCGAACTCGATGTTGACCATAAGCTTGCAGTGACAAAGAGCAGAATCAAAAGCTTGGCCGACAAAGTTTTTAGTAAGCCAGGCGCAGACCTTGCGAACGAGTTTAAAGCTTTTTTGCAGGCTGGCGAAGCTTCCAACTATATTCAGGAAGCTATTACGGTATTGGATGCAAAGGTAATGATTTCAGGCGCACAGATGGCCGAAATATTTACTTTGATGGATCAGCTTAATCTGAGCGAAGACTGGACAAAGAAAGTCCACACTCATTACCAGGTTGAATCGCTCAAGGATTTGACCGGCTCGCAGGCCGAGAAAGTTATTACAAATTTACAGTCAAAAGTTGCAGTTTAGTTTTTTTACTTTAACAGGAGTTTTTTCATGGACGATAGTTTTACATTGGATCTTTCAACAGATAGACCAGCCTTTAAACCTATGTTGGAGCAGCTTGAAGCTGGCACTTACAATTTCAAAATCGTGGCAGCATATCCGCACGAAACGAAAACAGGAAAGAAAACTTTTAAGTTTGAACTTCTTGCGCTTGATGCGAATTCACCGATCTTCAACAAGACCGTTCACAAGCTGAACTTTCTAAGTAATGCGGTTGGCAAGAATATCCTTTGTCGCGAACTTAAAGCAGTTGGCGTTGATGTCAATTCTTGGGCTGATCAGACCAGCGGAGTAATCGAAGGCGCAGAACTGGACGCACAGCTCGCCAAGGTAGGCAGCGGAATTATCGGCAAAGTTGTCGCTGCGCTCAAGACGAAACGACCAAACGCCAACGGCCAAGACTGGCACGAAATCACGATTACCGGCCTTTCATCCGTAGCAGCTCCGAGCAGCGAAGACGAATTGCCCTTTTAGTTTTCATGTGTTCTTTGCCTGGCGGGGTGGATTGATTTCTATACCGCGAGTGACTTCCGGATTGATCCACGGTTGAACCGTCAGGCAAAGTTTTTCTTACAAGGAGGAATTGAAATGCGAAAAGACTTTGTTAGTAACAATGGAAAAGTTTTTATTGCTTTTGATCGATGCGCCATATCTCAGCTAGATGTTTATTTATTCCAAATCGAAATCTTTTTCTTTGGAAAAAACGAGAAAATGTATCTTTGCCTAGATGAGTGTATTAAGTGGCACAAAAAAAATATCAATAATACTAAGCCTCAAATAAGCAAAACAAAGCAGAAGAAATTTTTGAAATTGCTGGAAAGCCGCCGCAAATTGTTTACCGAACTTATGAAGGATTAATTGAAATGGCAACGCTTCTAACCAGTCTATCTAAGTTAAAGATTCATCCAGCCGCCGAAATCTTTCCAATGCTTTCCGATGTAGAAATCAGAGACTTGGCCAAAGACATTTCCGAGCGTGGATTGCAAAACCATATTGTCACCTATGAAGGCCAATTGCTGGACGGAAGAAACCGACTGGCAGCTTGCATCCTTGCAGGCATTGAACCAAAGGCAATGGAGTACGGAGGCGATTCGCCAGTTGGCTTTGTGATCAGCGCCAACCTAAGACGAAGGCAACTTGATCCAAGCCAAAGAGCAGCGGTTGCCGTGGAGATCGAGCCGATGTTTGCAGCGGAGGCGAAGGAGAGGCAAATCCGAAAGCCTATAGATTCTGTTAAGGTAAATTTGCCTAAACAGAATAAAGAACCTCAAGCAAGAGATCAAGCCGCTTCTGTAGTTGGTGTTTCTGGCAAGATGGTAAGCGATGCCAAAGCCATTAAGAAGAATAATCCAGAAGCCTTTGAGCGCATCAAGTCCGGTGAGGTTACCGTTCATGAAGCAAAGAAGGAAATTCGAGGCGAGGAAATTAAGGAAATCCGCGCCAAGATGGTTCAAGAAGCCGCCACAGTTCCAAAAGATCACCGGTACAAAGTAAGCGTAGGCAATATCGAAACCTACGAAATGCCTGACGAAAAGCAATTTGATTACATAATTAGCGATCCTCCGTATATGGAAGAATTTCTATACCTTTACGAAACGCTTGCAGAGAGAGCCGCGGATGATTGGCTAAAACCTGACGGACTATTAATCGTGATGTGCGGTCAATCGTATGTAAATCGTATTTATACGCTCATGTCTAGGCATCTTGATTACTACTGGACGGCAGCATATTTGACACAAGGCCAACCAACACCACTAAGAACACGCCAAGTCAATTCAACTTGGAAGCCTTTATTGTTCTTCGTTCCAAAGGGTAGCAAGTACAAAGGTAAAATTTTTGGCGATGTCTTTGTATCCGATGCCAATGATAAAAGCTTTCATGAATGGGGCCAGAGCGAAAGCGGAATGCTTTCCATCATCTCCGGTGTTTGTTTACCAGGACAAACTATCTTTGATCCGTTTCTTGGAGCAGGCACCACCGGAGTTGCAGCTCTAAAGCATGGTTGCCTATTCAAAGGTATTGACCTTGAATCGAACAATGTTGAACTGGCTAAGACGAGAATCCACGGCACACGCTGGAGGAGTTTATAATGACTATCCAAAGAAAATTTGGCAAAGGCACACCGTTTTCAGACTGGCTTAGACTGGTCAAAAAACTAGATTCATGGAAAGGATTCTACACAACGGATTTAGATTTTATCTGGCACTGCGACCAAGGCATTAATGCCGCAGGCAAGTATTTCTTTATCGAAGTCAAGAATAGGATGGCAACACCAAAATACAAGCAACATAACTTGCTTAGTAAAGTTGCTAGGAATTGCCAAAATGATCCGTATTTCAAAGGCTTAGTTTACTTGCAATTTGAAAACACCAGTCCAGAGGATGGCAAAATCTTCTGGAACTCGGTAGAGATAAACACCGAACAACTGATTGATTTTCTCGCCTTCGAGAAAGATGCTCCAGCCAAAACAAGTTTTGTTACACAAATATCCAATTAATCCACGACCTCAAGAGCTAAGAAAATGAAGATCCTAGAATTCTGTCGAGTGACTTTCAATCAGACACAAAACAATAAGTATCTTAAAAATCGTAGGAAATGCTACATTGCCTGGTATTACTCCGCAGGCAGCTATTGGCAAGACGATAGCGGACAAGTAACGCAACGCTCATGGCTCGATTTATTCGCTGAATTAACGCCAGCAACTGAACGAACGACTGTATTCGCTCATATGTTTATTGCCGATCATTTAGAGGCCTTTAACGACCACGAAACGACCTTGGTAAACGATAACTATCCGCCAGATTATCAGGGCGATTCACAGCGCAGGAATCAATGGGAAAGCGACGAGATGGAACTACTCAAAAAGATTGCTTCAACGGTGGCAGACAACATGAAGAAATACGAAGAATTAAGCGAGGTGCTACATGGCGAATGATTGGATTAAATTCCGTTCTGGACTGTTTGAATCACCAAAATTAATAGGCATGGCCAAGTTTTTGTCACGCTCAATTGATTTCCTCAACTGGCTTACTCCGGAGGTCTGCGAGGTTTGCGGTGACAATGTAACTTCAGAAAAAGCGTTACGAATGGTAACGGGTGCGTTACTTTCCGTTACCTGGTCACGGTTACGCCAGTTTGGTAAAGCGTTACCGAACGGAGATTGTTTCTTAGAATTTTTATCACTCTCTGACCTTGATGGCATCGCAGGCGCACCAGATGTAGGCGCAGCAATGGAGTATGTTGGATGGGCTGAATACAGCGAGGAATTGCAGGGTGTAATAATCCCTAAGTTCTTTCTGGAACACAATGTTGCGTTAAGTTCTGCGGAAAAACAAAGCGCATATCGAGAGCGAAAAAGCACACAAAAACGAACGGAAAAGCGTTACCAAAGCGTTACTAATGCGTTACCAACAGCCGGTAACAAAACGGTAACTAGAGTAGAGGAGAGTAGAGTATTAGAAGAAGTAGTAGAAAAAGCAGAAAAATTATTCCAGCCTGAGATAATTTTTAAATGCAACGGTAAAGAAAAATCTTGGAGCCTGACCGAACAATTCTTGGCAACGGCTCGCGAAGCCTTTCCAGCCCTGCCAGTTCTTGAGATTATCCGAGGTGCTTGGTTCTGGACTGAAAACAATCCAGACCGCAGGAAGACGGCAAAGGGAATGCCACGATTCTTGAGCAACTGGATAGCCAACGAAAACAACAAACCACCGGCAGCCAATTTGCCACGCTCACGACCAGTCAAAGCCACCGTTGATGCCGAAGACTTCCTACGAAATAAACTTGCGGAGATTCAATCATGAAACCAACACTCACAGAGCTATTGTCTTGGACTAAAAAACACGCCAGCCGCTTCGCCTGGACAATGCCAGCAGATTTGGAATGTCTGGCCGAATGGGCGACGATTCAGACGAAGTACGGTGTGACACTTTCAGAGCTTGAGGAAGTATCTGAAAAAATGGTGATGAACACCAAAGATGTTTTCGGAAAGGAAAATCACTTGAAAACGCTTAATAACATTTTACACGGACTCAGAGAGCGCAAAACCTACGCAGTCATTGACGACGACCAGCGAGGAACTTGCACGACTTGCGGAGCTGGTTGCGGATTGGTGTCCGTTCCAGAGCCTAGGCAATTAGTCGCAGGCGAATGGACAGGCGTTCAATTTACTTTCGTTTATTGCAGTTGCACCGATGGCTTCAGATACCGAAATACGAAGAATCACAAAGAACAGCCTTTGATGTCGCTCTTTGACTACGAGCGAAGAATCAATCCGTTTTGGAAAATCCATGTCAAAAGCTACTTTGAAAAAATGATGTCAGAGAATCAAGTTATGAGTCTTGCCAGAAATCTCGATGGCAAGGTAGGAACTAATCTTTCGGTCTTGGATAAGTTACAACTCAAAATCATAGGAAGGATGAACGATGATATCGACAACGCATATATCGCAGAGCGTGCAGGAAATTCGCAGGGAAATTTGCCAACAATGCTTACGAGCAACGACAATCAGATATACGATCGGACTGGTTTGTAAGCGGTGCCTAGGCAAAAGCCTGCGAGGTAACGCAGATAAGTTTCTGAGATTAAACGCAACGATAAAACGACTGCGAGATTTAAAGCTGAAAGAGTCAATTAAAAATAAAAGATTGTTTGATGAAATTAAACGACTTGAGAAAATAATTAAGGCTTTAACATTGTAAAAACTATTTTCTTGTTTAATATTCGAGCAGCTGACCGCATTTTTAAAAGGAGTTTTGATAAATGCAAACTGAAAAGATACTAGATAAATTGGAATTGATTTCTGGATTTCCTTGGTGTTTTAGACCTTCAAAGGACATGGACAGAGTGTTTGACAAGTTTGGAACTTGTATTTTATGGCTGGCCACGACTAAGGAAAACGATAAAAGAAATGGCGAATTTATTGCAGACGCGCCTTTTCTAATTATTAAGCTTCTCGAAGAAATTGACCAATTAAAGGAGCAACTTTCACAGAGTAAAAAGCTATGCCAAGAGAACGCCAGGAAGGCGACGAAGAAAACAATCTCGAGGAACTCTTGATAAGAACGCAAATTTCAGCGTTTACCGGAATTTCTTTTAATCACCGACAGATACCAAGAGAGCTTTCCGTTGGAAAGGATTTCAGCGGAGAGGATTTCCGGAAGGCAACGCTTACATATCCAGGAACAGATGAACGAATCAAAGTTTACGAGAAACGGTGTCAGCTAAATTTACCAATCTTTAACAAACAAGATAAAAAGGTGAACGATGGATTCGATACCGATATTTCTTAACTTAGTCCAACAAACCATAGACCAGCGCGGACGCGACTACGGAACGCCAGCGGAAAACTTGAAAAGGATTTCAACGCTCTGGTCGATGCATCTGGAATTTGACATCTCGGAGTATGATGTTGCAATCATGATGGTAATGCTCAAGTTGGCGAGGAATGCCAACGAGGCAAAAGATGATAATATCTTAGACGCTGCGGCTTATCTTGCTCTGGCCGATAGCGTAAAAGATTCGGCAAGGTGCTAATGGGATATTCCGAGCGACCAAAATACCGAGCTAAAAGAACAACAGTACACGGCCAAACCTTCGCCTCAAAGAAGGAGGCAAAGCATTATTTAATCTATCGAGCGTTGGAAGAAGCCGGTCAAATCAAAGACTTGAAAACACAAGTACAATTCAAAATCGTTATCAAAGGAAGGCTTATTTGCAGCTATTTTGCCGACTTTACTTTCCTTGATTCTAAAGGAGTTTATTGCGTTGTTGATGTTAAAGGCTTCAGAACACCAGTCTACAAAATCAAAAAGAAGTTAGTTGAAGCCTGCCACCTTATCCAAATAATCGAGGTATAAATTCATGGAAGAGTTTTACAGTTTGCGTGATGTTGCAAAAGAAATAGGCGTTACTTACCAGACTGTTAAAAGCCGTACCGAACTTTTAGAAATAGAAGTTATTCAAATCCAGAACGATAAGAACTTATATCAAAGTTCAATCCGCATCGTAGATTTAGCCAGGCTAAAGGATTCCTTGGCTAACAGATCGCACAGCGAAAACGGTTACTTCTACATAATCGCTTTGATACCTGAATACAACAGAGGCCGCTTGAAAGTTGGCTTTGCCAGCAATGTGGAAGAACGACTAGGCCAGCACCGCACAGCAGCACCAACGGCAGAGTTGGTGCGCTCTTGGCCCTGCAAACGATCATTCGAGAAGACTATTATCGCAGCACTATCCAGCCTAGGAAAACAGGTGAGGAATGAGGTTTACGACTTCGACAATGTGGATTTGATAGTAAGTAAGGCCGAGACATTGTTTAGCCTGCTGAACATAACGCCACCTAATTCGTTTGATAATTAGATAGTAAAAGGATAGGATAACTTACATGAATAGCCACAAGCCAAAGAAGTTATTCGAGTCAGGCGATGCACCTAAACACCGCAGAAGGATAAGGCTTTATCCTCGTGGCTGGTCAAAGATCCGTAAGGAGTTCATTAGCAAGCATCCATTGTGCCGTAGTTGCGAACTGTTTGGCACTATTGAGCTAGCCACTGAAGTTGACCACATCAGGCCACTGGCGAAAGGTGGCGAGCCTGCGGATGAAAGCAACTTGCAAAGCTTATGCAGAAGGTGCCACATTCGAAAGACAGCGGATGATATGCAGTACACACCAGGCAGAGGCAGGCGAATGCCGAACAGGCAAGGGTGATTTTTTTTTGTGATAAGGCAAATACTAAAAAATTTTTTTTTAGTAAATCAGCCTAAAAAGACCGTTTTTTTGTCATTTTGGCAGGGTAAAGGGTAGGCGGGGTCTTCAGGACTATCCACAAGCGACGGTATCTACTTGGTGCGCCAAGAGTTTTTGAACTATTTTTTCCAAAATCCGTTTAAGGATTTGCAAAAGGGGTAGGTAATGGCTTTAAAGACCAAGACAGGGCCGAAAACAACGCCAATTCAAGGCGAACTTTTCCATTACGCACCAGAGGCCACCTTTGAAGACTTCGCAAATGCTGGCCTTCCAGAGATTGAAAAGCGAATCGCTCTTGCGATCCTGAACAGCGCACCGGCAACGCTCATAGGCAGGCACGAAACGCAAGCGGTAGTTAGCCTGGCGAACACGCTTGGAATGATTGCAGGCCTTCAGCGAGAACTTGCCGTTCATGGATTAGTGGATGAGCTTGGCGAGCCTTCGCCAATCATCGCAAAGATTATTTCCTTGGAATCGCTGGCGTTAAAACTTGCGAACGCTCTACGCCTCACGCCAGCTACTAGGCACGAACTAACAAGGATTGGAACGCCTGCGGATTATCCGGAAGACATTCCGATTGCTGGTAATAACGATGACCTTTTTGAAGGGATGGAATGAGTTCAAGCAAGAAGGCAATTCATTTCATTGAGCATTTTTGCAGTCATGCTAAAGGAAAGCTTGCCGGTGAGAAATTCCAATTAGCGCAGTGGCAGAAAGATTTACTTGTCAAGTTTTACGACACAAAAACACCAGATGAGCAAAGGCAGTATCAGCAAGTTTGGCTCGAGCTAGGTAGAAAAAACGGCAAGTCAACGCTCGTAGCGGCTCTTGGCCTTTTCGCTTTATTGGGAGATGGCGGTCAGGCTGAAGTTATTAGCGCAGCGAGTACCAGGCAACAGGCCAAAATCATATTCGACACCGCAAAATCTATGGTGTTATCTTCGGAAATCCTATCGAGAAGGTGCAAAGTAAAGCAAAACGAAATCGAGGTGCCTTCAACGAATTCCATCTACCGAGTTATTTCCGCAGATGCCAAACGGCAACACGGACTCAATCCAAGCTTTTGTATCCTTGACGAAGTGCATTGCCTTGGTAATGATGAACTTTACACCGCACTCCGCACCGCTGGCGGATCGCGCGAGAACTTTGCCTTCTGGCAGATTACCACCGCAGGAACTCAGGCAAGCTTTGGATACTCTCAACACTCCTACGCAAGAAAAGTGGCAGACGGTTCGATTAAAGATCCAACTTTCCTACCGGTGATTTATGCCGCTGACCAAGGCGCAGACTGGAAAGATCCAGCGCAGTGGCTCAAAGCAAATCCGAATATCGGAATTAGTTTGAATTTAAAGTTTCTTGAAGACTCTTGCAGGGAAGCGCAGACCAGTATTAGCAAGGAAATGGATTTCAAACGCTATCATCTGAATCTTTGGGAAGGCTCCGCCGAACAAAACTGGATTCAAATAGATAGATATTTGAAGGTTGAGAAGATGCCAAAGGCGGAAATGATTGAGAAGTATAAAAATAGAATTTGTCATGGTGGCTTGGACTTGAGTTCAAAGAGAGATTTGAGCGCATTTTCTTTATACTTTCCTCCGACATACGGCGAGGATGTAGGCGCTTTCCTTGTCTGGCATTGGTGTCCGAAGTACGCCACCGAGTCAAGACGCGATTCTATAGGCGCGCAAGTCCTGGACGACTGGATTAGAGATGATTTCATTACCGAGCATCAAACCGAGTGGATCAATCAAGAGCTAATTGTAAAAGATATTGCTGCGCTCGCAGAAGAATTCCAGATTCAAAGTATTGGCGTTGATGAGTGGAACGCCAGCGAAACACTGCGCAAGCTAAAAGACGATCATAATGTTGAGGTTTTAACTTTCCGACAGACGCTAAAAAACTTGAATAATCCGACCAAAGTTTTAGAAGAATGGATTAATTTCCAAAGAGTTATCTTGCCTGATGATCCGGTTTTGCAATGGGAGTTTTCGAACGCTGTTTGTATTTCTGACAGAAATGGGAATATAGCAATATCAAAATCCAGAGAAAAGGATAAAGTAGATGGGGTAATGTCCATGATTATGGCACTTGGCCGATGGCAAGCCTCCACTGCAACGGAAACAGATTTTAGCTACCTAGAAGACGGAATAACAATCATAGGGGAAAATTATGAATTTTCTTGATACAGTGCAGAGATGGTTTCGTCCTACTGGACGCTATCAAAGTAATATGTTGGTCGATGGCACTTCAAACTATTCAGGCGTTGCAGTTACGGAACAAACTGCGCTTGGAAGTTCAGCCGTATGGGCTTGCATCAATTTGATTTCGCAGACAGTGGCAACACTTCCATTCAGGCATTATCTAAAAACAAAAGACGATAACAGGGTTCGCTTAGATTCAAAGCTTGATTTCATTTTGAACAACGAGCCTACGCAAGATTATTCCGGATTCACTTTCAAGGAAATTATGACAGCAGCAGCGGTGCTTCATGGTAACGCCTACGCAGAAATAAGCCGAGACGCAAACGGAGAGTGTAACGGCCTTTGGTATATTCCTACGCAGAATGTTCAGCCTTATTTCGACACCGACACCGAGAGCGTTTGGTATGCGATTTACGCAGGCGACTACCGAGGTAGTAAGCCGTATATGGGAATACCAGCAAGGAATATGCTTCATATTCTTGGCCTTTCCTACGATGGCTTGGCAGGCTATTCGCCTTTATACCTTCAGCGCGAAACCTTCGCCTTGCACTTAGCAAGCCAGAGATATGGCGCAAGCTTCTTTAAAAATGGTGCGCGGCCAGCAGGGATTATAAAGTTTCCAAATAAGCTTTCGCCAGAAGCCAAAGACGGTTTAAGGCGTTCATGGGATTCATTTCATAGTGGCGCAGGAAATACCGGACGCGTTGCGATTCTTGAAGGTGGCTTGGATTTTCAAAAGCTTCAACTTGATCCAGAAGAAGCGCAGTTTCTACAGACGCAGCGTTATTCAAGAGAAGAAATCGCAAGCATCTTCAGAGTGCCGCCTTCGCTCATAGGTGCCGCAGATGCTAGCGACAACATCGAAGCGGTAAGCCTGCAATTCCTTAGAAGCCTCCAACCGTGGCTTTGCCGATGGGAGCAGGAAATTTCAAGGAAGTTAATTTATAACATGGCTGAATATGTCGAGGTAGACACCAAGACAGTTTTACGCACCGACATTAAAACACGGTACGAATCTATGGCAATCGGTAGGCAATGGGGCTGGCTGTCCGCTGGCGATTGCAGGCGGCTTGAGAATCTTAATAGCGATGTGCCAGGCATGGAAGACTATTTGAAGCCGATGAATATGGAAAAGCTGGACGCAGCACCGGAACCAGTAACGGCACTTGTACCAGGCGGGCCAGCGATAACGGCTCCAGGCGTAGATACTCCAGACTCGGCCTTACCACCAAACCGCAGCGATAACAAAATCTTAGAACGAGTTTTAGTTTTGAAGGTGGCGCAGCTCCGAGCCATTGAGGCAACGGCATTAAAGCGAATCAGCAAAGACAAGCTATTTGTGTCGAAGCTGGACGAACTCACCGAGCAAACAAAGAAAAGGTATTATATGGCATTTGATGAAATTCTTGAAGCCTTTGAAATCAAAGGCAAAGAAAAGATTGCTGAGTTCATCGCAAACACCGCAGCGACTAATTTAAAAGAAAAGTTCCTCGATGTCGCAGGCAATACGAACTTTGCTGGCTTGCCTGCCGCTGTCGAAAACGCTTTGCCAAGCTATCTTAATTCAAATTTACTTCCATCCTTCACCACGGAGCAATAATCATGGAACGCAGAAACGCAGTAGAATACCGCACCGAAAACGAAGGCAGCACTATTACCGGCTACGCTGCGGTCTTCACCGACTCTAGCGGTAAGCCTTCACTCTCGGAAAACCTCGGAGGCTTCAGGGAGATAGTTGCGCCTACCGCATTCAACGAACGCTCTGGCAAAGTCCTTGCGTTTTATAATCACGACTCAAGCCAGGTGTTAGGCAAGGAAGGAACGAATCTTGAATTGTCCGTTGATTCCAGAGGCTTGAAGTTTTCCTTGGTATTGCCTGACACCACCACCGGCAGAGATGTCAGAGAACTAATCAGAGCAGGAATTTTATCCGGTGTTTCGTTTGGCTTCACGGTCAACAAGGATTCTTGGGCGGTGGTCAATAACGAAAAGATTCGAACGCTCGAAAGCGTTACGCTTTACGAAATCTCACCAACTGCCAATCCAGCCTATCCAGACACCTCGGTTGCGCTGCGAAATCTTGCCGAGTGCGAACGCTCTGAAGCACGAAGAAAACAAGCAGTTGCGAAAATTAAATTGATGAAATGGAATTTTTAGTTGACATATTTAAGATATTGCTAGTAGACTAATATTAATTAGATCACACGCTTTTGCGTGAACAGCTTTGGAATTGTCTCCGAAGCCGTTCACGCATTTTTTTTTGGAGTTTTTGAAATGAACAAAGTTGAACTTCGCGCCGAGCGCACCAGATTGATTGCTGAAGGCGAATCCATTACCAGCGAACAACGCCAATGGACACCAGAGGAAGAAACTCGTTTTGCTGACCTTGAAGCCAAGGTTAACGAAATCGATGCAATGCTTGCAGCAGACACCACCGCTGAAGCAACTGCCTCCGCAGATGTGGCAAGAAATAAATTGCAAGCTTGGAAAGCCTCCGCACCAGTTGCGCCGACTGTGCAACGCTCCAAGGTTTATTCCAGCGCGCCTAATTTCGTAAGAGATTTTGGCGATAAGAACGACCGCCAAAAGCGAAGCCTAGCAATCAAAGGCTGGCTTGCTGGTGGTTCGCGCTCTGAATTGGTCAACGATGAAATTCGAAGCGCAGCAAATGAAACAGGCCTTAACATCGATGCCGATAGATTGACTTTGGATTTGTTTAGAAGCGCACCAAAGAAAGCCGAAGAAATCCGCGCCAATCTTTCCGTTGGCACTAATAACGCCGGTGGTTATTTGGTTCCTACCGAGTTTATTGCTTCGCTTGAAAAGGCTATGCTTACTTTCGGTGGTATCCGTGAAAAGGCTTCTATCATCCGCACCGCTGGCGGAAGTCCTTTGCAAATGCCAATGGTGAACGATACCAGCTCCGTTGCCTCAATCGTTGGCGAAGGCTCCGCAATCACTGCGGCTAATACTACCTTCAGTCAATTTACCTTGGGAGCCTATAAATACGCTGCTTCGGTGCAAGCATCTTGGGAATTAATCCAAGATTCTGGCATCAATCTTGAGTCTGAACTTGGAAACATCCTTGGCGAAAGATTGGCGCGAGGACAAGGCGCACACCTAGCAACTGGCACCGGCTCAAGCCAGCCAGCCGGCTTGGTTACGGGTTCGACTTTAGGCGCAACTCAGGCCACCAACAATGTTTTGGCTTACCAAGATTTAATCAATCTTTACCATTCCGTTGATGTTTCCTATCGACGAAATGCAAGTTGGGTCTTTCATGATAACTTCCTTGCGCTCTTGCGCGGTCTTACCGATGACGCTGGATATTTGATTTTCGGCGGGCCTAATGTTGGCGAGCCTACTACCTTGTTAGGCGCACCAATCGTTATTTGTAACGACATGGAAAGCGATATGACCACCGCAGCAGGCAAGATTGCTTTGTTCGGTGATATCTCAGCCTATAAGATTCGCGAAGTTTCCAACATCGAATTGACCAGGCAATCCGAACTTTATTCAAGTTCTGGTCTCGTTGGCTGGGTGATTCATCACCGATTAGATGCGAAGCTTGCAAACGCTGGAACTAATCCAGTTAAGCACTTTGTTACTGTCTAATTTGTGGTTTTGATCCTTCCTGATCACCCTAGCTTTATCCTCCTTTTGCTAGGGTGATTTCTTAAAAAGGCCTTATTATGCTACCAACTTGGACAACAAAAATAATCTCGGAACCAGCCACCGAGCCAGTCACTTTGGCGCAAGTGAAATTGCACAGCCGTATAAGTCATTCCGAGGATGATACTTGGCTAACAATGGCGATTGTCGTAGCTCGGCAGTACATCGAAAAGACTTGCGAATTAAGCCTAATCACACAAACACGCAGAACTACCTTTGCAGGCTTTCATAAGCCTTGGTTAACGCTGGCCTATGGCCCTACCATCTCGATTACCACCATTGAATACTATGACCAAGCAAACGCCTTGCAAACGCTGGCAACTTACCAAGCGGCGCTTGAATCCAATCCTTGCCTTATCGTTCCAGCGGCTGGCCAGCCTTGGCCTTCTACGATGCCGAATCGAATAGATGCGGTAAAAGTTACATATGTCGCCGGCTATGGCGCAGCGGAGAATGTACCAGCAGCACTAAAACAAGGAATTCTTTTGCTTGTTGATTTCTGGTATTCAAACAGATCAGCGGTTGAAATGGGTTCGCCTGGTCCAATTCCTTTTGGCGTTGATGCACTACTAAATTTATTCGCTTCAGGAAATTACCGATGATTGATTCCGGAGTCATGCGCCATGTTTGCGTCTTAAAGAGAGCGACATCTTCAGCAGATGATGTAGGCCAGCCAATCAAAACATGGAATACGCTAGAAACTTTCTGGGCTAGAGTATTGAGCTTTCCGGTAGGTGAGCAGCTTATTGGCGAGCAGACCGGCGCGTACATGAATTACACGATCACGACACGAAAAACGGCAGCGGAGCCTGGCGACAGAATCGAAACGGAAGGCCACACGATTGAGATAAGAAGCGTAGGCATTAAAGATTTTATCGATGGCATAGAAGCCACTATCGAAGGCGTAGAAAGGGTTTCGTAATGGCATCAGTTTACAAGCAAAATGGAATCACGATTGATGTAACGGAAGTTGAAAAGCTTCTGGCCAAGTTCGGAGATATCACGCCTAATTTAATGAGAAAGAGTTTACGCCGTGGATTTGCAGCAATTGGCAAGGATTTAAAGGCTATCCAGAAAAGCCAAATTAAAGCCATTGCAGGCAAACGCAAAGCTGGAATCGGATTTAATTCAAAAGGCAGTTATATAAAAAACGGACTAGAAAAAAGTATTACGATTAAAAGTAATGTAGACATGAAAAAAGGCAAGGCTTATCTGTTTTGCGGGCCAAAGCGAAAAGCAGCAGAACTTGGCTACCCTTCAAAATACGCTCACTTTGTCGAAGGTGGAGTTAAGCCGCACAAAATTAAAGTCAATCGAGGCCGTAACGCTGGCCGTACCTTTAATCATCCAGGCTATAAGGCCATGCCTTTTGTCGCTCCGAGTTACGAAGCCGTAAGGGCCAGAGCGCAGCGGATGATGATAGAGGCAATGGAGCAAGCTATAAAGGAATCTCTCAAATGAGCATTTCAATAGCAGTAACGACCAGGCTAAAAACAGTAGCAGCATTTGATAACAATGTTTTTCCTGATAGCGCACCGGAAGGGATTGCGTATCCTTTTTGCGTTTACAAAATGCAATCGGTTGAACGATTTTTTCATCTTGATGGCACGACTAACGGACTGCCAGTAGCAAACTTTCAATTTATGATATTTGGCACGAATCGAATTGCAGTTGAAAGCTTATCTGTGGAAGTAGGAAATCTTTTTAGCGGCTTTTTCGGAACAGTTTCCGGTATCAAAATTGTAAGTAGCGTATGGAATAATCAAGAAACCAATGATGTTTTCATTGAAGGAAATGACATTCCAGTTTATAGTTATATTAATAGTCATCTTATCCAATTTGAAGAGGAGTAGAGTTATGACGATAGCAGCATTTTCAGGCATGGGAACTACGGTTACGGTTGGCGGTACAACATTCAAAGCGATTTCGATTACTACGCCAGTTTTAAAGCGTGGCGCAATCGATGTAACAAATCTTTCTTCGCCAGATAATTGCAAAGAATTTGTTGCCGGTATGCTTGAAGCAGGCGATTTTTCAATGGATTTCTACTTTCCAGATAATAGCGTTGCCAAGCAGGCAACAATGTTAGAAACCCTAGAAGCGAATTATACGCAAGCCTTTGTTATAAGCTTTCCTAATGGTGGCGGTGCCACCTTTAACGGATTCATTACCGAGTTTGCAATTGATGCCGTTGCCGCTGGCGATAACGCAGTAAAAGGCAAACTTACCGCAAAAGTAATGGGCCTGCCTACTTATGTAGCTGATTAGTTTTTATTCTAAAGGAGGATTTTAATGGAAGTTTCTAAGGATAGTTTTTTGGCATTTGCCAAAGGCGTAGTACGAAAACAAGAAGTTGAAATCGAAGGCTACGGCAAGGTGTTTATCCGAGTTTTAAAAGCCAGAGATCGAGATAACTACGAAGGCGCAATTGCAGGAGGCGACAAGTTTAATTTCGATAACTTCAGAAGTAAACTTGTTGCTCTGTGTTTTTGTGATACTAACGGCAATCGTATTTTTTCCGATAGCGAAGTTAATTTACTTGGCGAATTGCCTGCCGACATTGTGAATAAATTGTTCACCGTGGCGCAGGAGTTAAACGGATTTACGGCAAAAGCGGTGGAGCAGGCGGAAAAAAACTAAGGGAACAGCCAGCGAAAAGATTCTTGTTTCGGCTGGCTGGACACCTTAAGAAATCCGTAGGCGAAATACTCGAAACGATGGATTCAGATGAGCTAACGGATTGGATGGCTTTCGCCAGGATAGAACCGCTGGACGGATACCGCAACGATATTAATTTTGCGAGTCTGCAAAGTTTGCTTGGAAATTGCAACCGAGGATCTAGCCAAAAAGCTTTTACCATCGAGGACTTTTTGCCGGATTATTTCAAAGAAAATAAGCCGGAACAAACTCCTGAAGACATGGAACGAAGCTTATTAGCATGGGTCAAAGCCGCAGGCGGAGAAATTAAATAACATGGCGACATCAATTTCTAAAACAAGCGTCGCTGTTGGCATGGATGCCAGTGCCTTCAAAACAGGCGCGGAATCGCTCAAAGGCTACTTTAAAGACATTGGAGCCACCGCAGGAAAATTAGTTGGTGTATTAGGCCTTGCAACGCTTTCTATTGGCGGAATCAAGGCAGGCATTGAAGGAAGCCTTGGCAAAGTTATTGCATTTGAAAAAACGCAAGCAATTCTTGAAGCCATTGGCAAAACGGCAGGCGACTCCAAAGAATCCGTAGCAAATCTAGTAAGTACGCTTTCAACGATCACCGGACGAAATGACGAGTCCGGAAAAGCCTTGGGTGACATGGCCAGAAAGATGATGTCGATTGGATTTTCCGCAGCGGAAACGGAAAAGATGGTAAGTAGTTTCTACAAAGCTGCAAAGGCTTCGCCTGCCGAAATCGGAGAAACCTACAGCACACTTGAAAAGATGGCTCTTAATCTAGACGAGTTTGGATTTGTTTCGTTGAAGCAGTACAAGGCAGTGGCGCAGCTCGGCATTCCAATCATGGAAATCTTAGCTAAGAAAATTTCTGAAATGAGAGGCGTTGTAGTAACTGCGGAGGATGTTGCAGCGCAATTGAAACTTTCTCAGCAAACTGGCGGAGCAAGCGGCATAACAACACAAGAGCAATTGGTAGTTTTGTCAGGCCTCGGCGATTCTGAATTAGTTCAGGCACAGATTGCAGCAGTTGGAAACACTTTCGCAGGCAGCATGAAGAAATCCAAGGAAGAAATTTCTTTGATGTTCTTTGAAATTGGTAAGGCGATCAACGCCTTCTTTGGTGGTACCAAAACTTATGTTGCCATCTTCAAGACAATCACCGCAGGCGTGAAACTAGCGCGCGAGCAAGTGGAGCTTTTAACTTTGGTGTTTGCCAACAATCGGCAATGGATAGATGATTTTAAGAACGGCATTGATATTTTAGTGGTTGCCTTCTTCCGTGGCTTTGAAGTCATGGGCCAGCAGTTAATGGAATCGAAGAGGCTTGTTGGAGAATGGTTTGATACTTGGAAAAACAACAACTCTGTCGCAAGCAAACTAGACGAAGCCGCAGGCAAGACGAATATAATGACGGAACTTTTCAAAGGCTTTGGCGAATACATGACCGATTTCGCAAGCAACTTTGAAGCCATCTTTGAAGTTTGGAATGTCATCCTCGATTCCTTTGGCGATGGCGTGGAAAATGTAACAAATATTTGGGAAGGAATGTACGAAATCCTTCAAACGATCAAGACCGCAGCGCAAGTAGGATTTTTGGCGATTGCTGAAATTGGCATTAATTCCATGAATGGAATTCTCGCAGTGTTCGAGGAAATTGCAGACTTTACGCAAAAATGGATTGATAAGTTTACTTATGGATTATCAGCAATTGCCGAGGCTTTAGGAATAGTAAATAAAGGAACGACAGACGCAGCGATGGCGCAAGACAGAGGCAGAGCCGGAACGAACTTAGGCCGAATCGGAACGGAAGGCATGGCAGAAGGCCGCGCACAAATTCAGGCGCAGGCCGAAGAAGAACGGCGCGCAAGAATCAAAATGTACAACGAACGAAAACTTGGATTGGCTAAAGACAAGCCAGACGCAGAAAATCCAGATTTTGCCAGAGGTAAAGGCGGCGCAGCAGGCGCACAGCTCGCAGCTCCTACGCTGTTGACCGCAGGCGGAACGGAAGAATATAAGCTAATCATGGAAAGAAACAATTCAAAGCTTCAGGATGGCAAAGAAAAAACAGATGCAATCCTTAAGGATCAACTTGCCTGTCTAAACGAACTAGTTATGAACAAGCCAGGACGGCCAAACACAAACACAATCGCTTTAATCGCAAGGTAAAATAATGTCAATCACAGATGTAAAAGAAACTTTCGGAAATCGCACACTGGCACAAGATAGTAAATATCAAGTGACGATCAATCGGCAGTTCCGCGTAATTAGCGACATCATTAACGAGTTGATGGTAAATGTTACGCAGGCCGAAGGCATACCGGCAATGTTTGACGCTCATCCGGAATATGAAACTGCGGTAATGGTTGGGGCCAGCGCAAAGCAAGATTCCAGCGAACCACGCTCTTGGCTGGTCGATTGTAATTACAGCACGAATCCAGACGCAGCGAGTCCAAACGGAGCCGGTGGCAGCACAGAACAATCGCCAGAGGTGCAGAGCCAGCAAAAAGGCAGCGAGCCAGCAAACAGAATAGAAAATCCTTTGGAACGCCCTGCCGATATCCAATTATCTACCGGCTTTCAAAGCTATGTTCTCGAAAAGAGTTTTTCACCGAATGCAACGAAAGTTTGCAACACCGCTGGCGAAATGTTTTCAACGCCTTTGATGTTTCGCTTTCCATTCCTTATCGTTAATTGCTCAAGGAATGTTTTAAACTTCAATATCTCGAATCTTAACTATTATGTTGATCGCACGAATAACGCTAGCGTAACGCTCTTTGGAGGCAACACCGGCATTGCTTCCAAGACGATAGGCGCAGGCGATTTATTAATAGAGAACATTTCAGCGAACCGAGTCCTTGAAAACAATGTTTCTTATTGGCGCGTGGCGATGGTGCTTCATGTTATCGTTCCGAACTCTTGGAGCAATCTACCGGAAAACGCTTCGCCAGGCTTTGACGCTCGGCTAAGAAATGTAGGATTCAACGCAAGGATTTCAGGAGCTAATCCAGCACTCGCGCCAATTACACCAGGCGCAAAGGTGCCTTCTGACTTAGACGAAACCGGCTATAAGCTTGGTGAAGTCGATCCGATTTATTTAAAGTTTAATGTGCATCCAAGAGCAAACTTAGCTTGGGTCAATAAATTTTTATCGCTCGGAGCGTTTTAAATGGAAAATGTTTCGTTCACTTTTGAAGATGCTCAAAGAATTTCAAATACTGTTTTGGCGCAGGAGCGCAGCAAATACGCTGTAAAGCCGGTTGACCTTACCAGTCAAGCCGATGAACTTGTAATAATCAATGTAACGGCAACGACTAAATTTGCAGACGGAACGCAAGACGGCAACCTAAGTTTCTGGAATGAAATAACGCACTTATACGCTGCTTATGATCCAGTTCAAACGGTACGAGTACGAGCAGCAAACACAGCGGACACACTTCCAACAGGCTATGTTTTCGCAAGGTTTCAAGGTGTGACATCGAGGAGCGGTGTTGTAGGGCCGTTGTATATTGCTGTTACGGTTCGACCTTCCGGTGGCTCCGCTACGATTGAAGTGGTTACGGATGTTATTTGCACTCCGACAGGAATAGAAGTTTCAACGGTTACGCTCTCAGGCGCAGATTATGACAACGCAGTAATCAGGCAATTCTTATCTTTATCCGATGTTACTCCAGCAAGTTACCTTGGCAACCAAGGCCGAGTAGTAAAGGTAAACGACGCAGCTACTGCGCTGGAATTTGGCGGAATAGGTGAAGGGCCAACCTATACCACCTTTATCGCTCTTAGTGATTCGCCTGCGACTTATGGAAGTGGTAGCACCTACTACAGCTTAACAGTCAATAGCGCAAATTCTGCAATAGTTTTTTCGGCAAATAATGTAACAACGACAAACAGCCTGACCGGCGGAGGCAATCCAAATTCGCCAGCCTGGACAGCGTTGAAGCTGGTGAACGACACGGCAACGCCTGGCAATAATAAGTATTACGGCACCAATGGAAGCGGTACTAGGGGTTGGCAATCTATTCAGGCAATGCTTGACGCAATCACAGACCTTACCGCAAGAATCGTAGTGTTGGAAGGTGCATAATGGAACTGGCAACAACGATCACAGGATATAGCCAGCAATCTATTTACGCTTCTAATATAAATCTGTCTACCAATGTAATTACATTTTCAATTTCAAATGCAACAGCAGAATACTTGCCAAATATTTACAAGGTGTTTTTTAAAGAAATTACTTTAAAGCCTTTACCAACTAACATTGCATCTAATGAAGTTTATTTTCTTAGAAAAATCAACAGCACAACTTGCAAACTTTACACCAGCGAAGCAGACGCATTAGCGCAGACCAACGCCGTAGACTGGACTAGCGAAAATGTCGCAAGTGTTAGCACTTATTTTGCCATGTATTACCTCAGCAAGAAATACAGCATTTCCGAATGTATCGAATTAGGCGCAGCAGATGTAGAGGATATTATTTGTTGTCCGCCACCAGTTGCAATGCACGAATTTTTACCATCAACGGCAACAATCACAAAGGCGGATTCAAGCACCGTTACCGCAACAATATACGCAGATCCGTACAACCAAGAATTTATGTTTCTTTATAATTTCTTTTACAATTACACCAGCGATTTGCCAATGGCTTGGACTGGATATTATTACGAGCCTCAAGGAACATTTGAAGTAGTTCGAGTTTATTTAATTAGAGGATCAGAAGGCTTTACTGTTTATGTCACTGTCCACACACCGACGGCAACAAGGACATTTACTTCTCGAACTGGGGTTGTTTACGGGTCTGGCGCACTTTCTGAATCTATACCTGAAGCAAACATTCAAAGTTCTATAGTAGTTACCGAGTATTTTGCATCCTCTCCGCCACCTACACTCGAACAGTGGACGGTAAATTTTAGCGTACCTTTCGAGCTACCTTCTACGCTTTCGCTATCTATGACAGGGGCAAAGTTTAAAAATGTAACTCAAACGGTAGTAGGTGGCGTAGTAACAGCCACAGCGACAAATGATATTAGCCTTGGCAATATCAGCGTTACGCTAACCTATGACTCAGAATCAGGCTATTGGTTTGGGCCTTTGGAAAATTACTACAACATTCCAGGCAGATTACATATGCAATCACATTTTTTTGATGCAGCGCCAAAATGGAACGCTGCAAACGGAAATTATAACAACAAACTAGATATTGATCACGCTGCTATTATTGGCTCAAATAATGGGTTACCGATGCAAGTAAAACCAACTATTAAAGTAAACGACAGCGGCACTCTTTATATTGATGAAGACTCGGCAGGAAGCAGATTTTACATTAGATACAGCACCTACAAGCGAGCCAGAAAAGGACTTAATTTTGAATACGATTCTACGGCGTGGCCTTATGGCGGATCAATAGGCTCAAACGATTCGCAAGTATATCACTTTTTTAACTCAAACACATATTGGGTCGAATCAACAAATGTCACGATAACTGGCGGAACACTACCTTAGAAAATTAAGATTGCTTAATCTCTTGCGTGGATTAGAATAACTGAATAGTAAAACACTCTCAAAAGGACTTGATATGCCAGCAGGAACTTACAATTTTTTGGCAGAACAAGGCGCAACGCTAGAGCGTACCATCCTTTACACCGACGCTGACGAGGTCGAAACCGATTTGACCGGCTTTACCGCAGCAATGCAAGTACGACCAACCGCAGCGAGCGCAACCGTCATCTTAGAACTCACCACCGAAAACACACGAATTACGCTTGGCGGTGCCGCTGGAACTGTGGATTTACTCGTTGACGCTGCCACGATGGAGGCGATTACGCCTGGTAAATACTTCTACGATCTCGAACTTTACACCGGCTCAACGGTGATCAGACTCATCGAAGGCACCTTTACCGTGAAAGCGGAGGTGACCAGATAATGGCCGACATTGTAGTTGTAACAGAATCTGGTATCGTCACAGTTTCGCAAGGCGAAACGCTGGTAACCGTCTACGATGGCCGTGGCTTTAAAGGTGATCCAGGCGACTCCTTCGATCAGACTTTAAACACAGTGGATGCAGTGGAGTTTGCTGGCTTGATTAATAACGGCCTGACCTTTCCAACGGCAGACGGCACCGCAGGGCAAGTAATCGAAACAGACGGCGCGGGAGTCCTCTCGTTTGTTACGCCTAGTGGCGGTGATTTTCTGCCTCTCGCTGGCGGCACGATGACCGGCAATATTGTTTTTGATGGCACCTCGGGGCAATTCATCGGCAAGGGAACCTTCGACACCGCACGAAGCGGCAACTATGGCATCTCAATCGTTTGTTCGGTAGGGTACGAATTTAACTGGCAAGCTGGCTGGCTGGTAACTACAGAACAAAGCTCGGCAACACCACGACCTCTTTACCTGGACTCGCTCGCTGGCACTACCTTAAGATCATGGGATTCTTCAAAATCGACAGGAACGGAAGTTACGCATTTAGGAATTACTTTCGCAGATACCACGGTGCAGACCACAGCATACACCGGAGGCGCAGGCGTTTCCTCGCTCACCGCAGGCACCGGCATTTCACTAGATGTTACCACCGGCGATATCACCGTCACAAACTCCGAGCCAGATCAGACGGTAACGCTGAC